TTATCGCCAGCTTCTTTCAGAGAGTTATATTCATCAGAATGCTTGTTTTCTCCCAAACCATGAGTTGCCTGGGTTGCCCCGCGATTTGCGGAGCCTGGGGTTGCCTGCCCCTCTGCCCCCTGCCGATATGCATCCACCATTTCCCCCATTAAGCCGGGGGTGTTATCTGCCGTATCCTTAAGATTTTGCCGCATTTCTTCCATATCCGACTTAACCTGATCGAATACGGTTTTGCCATTCAAACCCTTGTCGGCAGCAAAAGCTTCTCGAAGTTGTTTTACATTGTCAATGGAATCTTGAGTTGCTTTGTCTACGGCGGCCTGAGCGTCTGTTATTTGATCGGCACCCGCAGTCCATGCCATCCAAAAGGCTGCGACAACAGCAATGACGCCAAGCATTATCATTCTTACGGCAGAAAAGGCAGCCCCAAGAGAAACCATGCCGCTAGCTATTTTTGCGCCGACTTTTCCAAATCGCTCTGCAAAAACTGCCATAGATAACCAAATACCACTAAGTGTTCCACCGATTGCGCTTAGCGTAGCCATAGCGCCACCGAGTGCAACAACCATTGCAGTAACCGGGGCCATAACCGTACGCAAAACGGTTATTGCCGCCGCAACCCCCAAAATACCACCTATAAGTGGTGCGAATGCCGATAATTTTTCAATTGTATATTGAAGCATAGGAAGCAAAAGCTTAAGTGCCCCAATAAAAGAATTAACGAAAACGTCGCTAATTTCTTGTATTGCGTCGAGAAATGATGCAATCGTGTCTTTGAATTGCCACAATTCTTTTAACGTATCGACAAGTTGACTAATCTTGTCAGTGCCAATTCCTTTAACGGCATCGGCAATATCCTTGAGAACGCCTTCTGCTTTGGAATGTTCAATTATCTTATTGAACTTTTCCATTGACTTAGCGAAGGTATCTAACGGATTTTCCCCAGCTTGTTTTGTGGAGAATAGAGTTAGAATACTCCACAACGCTTTAACAAGACTCTTGCTGCCATTGACTAGATCGATCATGCCCTGTTTGGCATCATCCATCCATTTGCGCAAATTGCCGTTTGCGCGATTTACAGAGGTCCAGTTCGCAAATTTCTGAGTAAGGCTTTCGGCACCAGCAGACATGTCGCGGATGAACTGCATACCGACAACGCCGATATCCTTAAATCCATTCAATGCTGGAATTAATGCATTTCCAAGGTTTTTAACCGTACCCTGGACAGCAAACATTCCCATATTAAAGTCGGCAACAGTGCTGCGCTGTTTAAGAAATCCAACTAGATTGTCTTTAACACCACGATAAGCGTATGCTAAGCCAACAGCGGCTTTAGTAGCTGGGCCTTTGAATGTAGCAACAAGACTGTCTATATCCTTATCAAGCCCTTGCGTAAAGACTTCGGCCATTGCTGTGCCGACTTCTTTCAAAGAATTTTTTGCTGAGTAAAGAGATTTCGCTAGAGGTTGAAATTTTTCAGGAACTTTAGCAAGCGCCTCTGCAAATTCTTCTGGAGTTTTTGCCGATAATGTATCTTTAAGGGCATCTCCCAAGATTTTAAACATTCCTTTAAGCGGGAGAACTGCAAAACCAATTGTAGCGAATGCGCCTGGTAAAACCAGTAGCCCGCCAGCGAGGGTTTTTGCTGCACTAAATAATCCAGTAAATAAGCTAGATACGAAAGTGAGGGATTTTCCTACGGCCTGTACTGCCGCTGGCATTGCATACAAACCGGCAACAATAGCCTTCGGAACTTTGCCAAGCCCCTTAACCATGCCGATAAGTTTGCCAACGCTATTTTTAAATACGGCTACGCCAATAAGCCCTCTAGCCAGAGGACTAGTAATTAGCGACAAAATTTTGGTAGTGTCGATTGCAGCTTTACCAAGCTTTTCCACACCAATAGTCATACGCAGAATAGACGTGGCAAATTTAGCAAATTTGCTTGTGCCGTTATTTGCCGTCATTGCAAGCTTGCCAAAGGCATTAAAGAATTTCTCGTCAATAAATTTCCAGGCCGAGAATTTATTTAATGTTTTAAACAAACCACCAGAAATACGTTGAAAAGTTGCTATCGCTAGAGAGGCGGCACCAATCTTTCCTGCAAAATTAACAAATTTCTTTTGCCCATCAGACATCTTGCCCATCGCTTCATTGACGCCAAAGAAGCGATCACGCATTCTACGCAAAGCGACATTAAGTAAAAGAGTTTTACCAAGAAATTTGCCGATACTTTTTCCTGCGAATTTATCATCGATAATGTCAGAGCCAATATCACGGAACGCCTTAAAAGTTTCTTTGGCATTGGCAATTGGACCAATTAATTCTTCAAATGCGCTTTTAGCTTTAATGGCCGTCTGAATAACTTTGCCAATGTCTACATCGAAATCCATAAGGCTTTTGCTGGATTTCTTAGATGATTTTCCTACTTTACCGAAACCACTATCCAACTTGCCCAGACCGGCGTCGGCAACCGCGCTAGCAGCAGCCACCTTCGCCAAATCGCGCTCTAAAGAACCTAATTGCTTTTCCAGTCCCTTGAGCGACCGCTCTACATTTTTTGCGGTGGCAGCAAGTGACGCGAGCGCATTGGCAGCGTCATCGGCACCCTTTTTATCGGTGTCGATGACAATTTTGCCATGCGCTTTTCCCAAATCGTAATTAGGAATGTCGCACCCCTCTCGCTACTTCGTTTTCAGTTTGAAAAACCCGTCGCCGAGGGTTTGCTCTACGTTTTGTGATTTATCCTGATTTATCTTGCTGGTTCTCGTCGCAGCAGGCTCCTTGAAACGCCGCAAATCCTCTTTCAAATAGACGCCGAGAATCCTCAACCTTTCGGAAGCTAGAAACTTTTCTGCATTGCCGCTCTTTTTGCCAGAATAACGCTTTCGGATGACGTTTTCTGCGGCATTCATTTCGGATTCCACCATCGTCCCAAAGGACCAAACTCCACGATTGAGGTAGAACGATTTTACCGTTCTTGGTGGAAATCCCCATAATTCACTAGGCGGGCAGTTGTACGACTTGCTCAGCCGGTACATCTCCCACACCATCCTCCGATTCTTTGCGAAACGTGGACAACCCCTCCGTATCAAGAATTTCAGAGAAAAGTGCTACCCGGTCATTGAATGGGATGCTATCGACATAAATCACGCCAGCCTTTTTCAGGGCTGCATGATCTGGGGTGGGTTGAATTGACGGAGCAATCACGCCCGCCACGACGATGGCCCCAATTGCGTCATCCATCTGCCCGAAATTGCTCAGCACAGATTTCTTGATTTCATCTTCCCGAGCTTCATTCGGCTTTTCAGCGTCGTCTTCACTCATGGATTTGGAAAAGAAATCAAGCTTATCGACCATTCCCATGCGAAGAATGTCATCCATACCCAAACGGCGAATCAGGCAGATTTGCCCAGAGGGGGTAGTGAATTCAAACGGCTCGTTCGACGTATCCGGCCTGCCCCATGTCGTGGGTGCATACCGATCTGCGTCGGCAACAGTAAATCCGTTGTTGGTATTGTGATTTCCCATTTTGCGCTCCTAAGCTACGTTTTTATATTTGATGCCCAAAGCCACGTTCGCCGCTGTGCTTGGGGCAATACCGTATTCTTTTGAAAGTTCTTTGCGAGTCGAGCCAGACGAATATTTTTGCCGAATTTCTCTAACTTGATCGTCAGTCAACTTGGCCCTATGATTGCCGTATTTTGAGTAGTCATATTTTCTGTGGCAACTCTTGCAGCGAGGGTCATAATTAATAAGATCAAGTGCGTCGGTATCGTGTCGATGCGACCAATCCTGTGCGTTATCGTCGCAATCGGTACATTGATTATCCGATGCTCGACCACGCTGCCAAAACAACTTTTGGTGGATGGCCTTATACTCTGGTGTATTCCAGATAAGCTTGTTCATATGGCCTACTTTCGGCTCCTAATTATGATTTTTGGGTTTTATACGGAAAACCCGGCATACTGAAGACTATGCCGGGGTTCCCGCTTCTTTCTTACGCTTCTGCGGTGGTGGTGGAAATTGCGGGGCAGTAGTCGCTCAGTAGCGAATCCACTTCCGTTGCAACGCGGAAGTAGTACAGAGTATCGGCGGTAAGGCCGGTAACCGTAGTGCTGTTGGTCGTCGGCTCACCACCGGCACCGGAGGACACTGCGCTCCAAGTGGTGCCGTCAGTGGACTTCTGTACCATATAGCCGTCAGCACCGTTAACCGCAGTCCAGCTAAGGGCCACAGTAGTCGTGGCAACGGTGCCAATCGACAGGTTCATCGGGCTAGCTAGCGGATTCGACTCTGGGGTCAGAGTGAGAACCACATTGCTTTCATGACGAATAATGTCATAAAGCAAATCGTTCTGATCGTCCAGCAGAGGCAATCCGACGCCAGAGGCGCTGGTGACGAAAAACTCACCGTCAGCAAAATCGCCCTGAATGGTGTCATTGCAACGGCAGCGATAAATCCGAACGTGAACGTCGCCACCGGAATCGGAAACGATACGCCCATCAATACGGAAGAAAGGCCGCGTGTCAGTTGCTTTCTTGCGGAGAATGATCTTGCGATTCGGAGTCAGGCCAGACTCAATTACAGAGCCACCGGACATGATCGCCCATGCCTTGACAGAAATACCACCGGCCTCAAGTGACCAGTCAACCTGGGCACCCTTACCACGAGTGGTAATCAGTCGGTCATCGCCGCGAAGCTCAGCGAATTCCTCCGACTCAGAAAACGAAAGCTTCTGCATGTTAGGCAGATCAATGCTTTCGGTATCAAGCACGGTTCCCTGAGCATCGGTGTATGGGGTCAACTTCCCATCGCGAATGCCGTAGGGCAGTGCGTCAGCAACCGGAGCGGTCATTTTCTATATCCCTTTCCTTGCCTACGGCATAGGCTGTTTGTACTTCTCTGTGTTAACCAGTTCCCCGGTCAACGTACTGTAGTAGTGAAAAACAACGTAATTCTTTTCGGTCTTGCAAAACCTAGAATTACACTTTATCTCTATTAAGTTGTTTTTCGTCATTTGCCCGAAGGTTTTCCCACCGGGGCAAGACAGAAACATTACTCATCCGAAACAGAGAAACCGTATTCGTTCTCCACCAGATATTTAACTGCCTTGGGGTTGATACCGGCTACCGGCAATTTGTAGCCAGTCTGCCAGTCGAAAGTCAGAGTCTCCTGAACAATTCCTACAGAAGCGAAATCGGCCTTGCTGATGACTCGCTGCGTTCCGATATCAGAAGCGCCCACAAGGAAAGGACCGTTCTTGCTCCGTTTAATTACGGGCTGAGCAACAAATCCATCCTTATCCAAATCAGGCTCCGTGCTCGCCCCGACAGGCTCCACCGGGTCCGAAGCGACCAGCGGGCCTGTCTCTGACTTCCCAAAGCTTGATCGTGCTGCCATCGTCCTGCCTCCGTAGTTGTTCGCCGTTACGCTGTTCATCCTACCCCATTTGAGCTAGGTTCTGTGGTACAAAACCCCGTAACCGGCATTGCGAGTGACCGTGTTCAGCCCCTCGTCGTACAGATCACCGGATACCCCCGACTTTCTGACATTCGTAATGCTATAGCCATCGGTTCCGGCTTCATTTTCTAAAGGCAAAAGAAGTGCATCAATCGCCTCAATTATCTCGTCAAGAGCGTTGAAATCCGTGCTGATTTCTTTAGGGGAATGCACCCATATCGTCAATAACCTTGACCCTCTACCTAGCCGTGGAGCCAGGCCAGATAACGTCACTTCTTCCCACCGGACGATGACAAACGGGCCATCGTTTTTTGGCCTCTCCATCACGTCATTCTGATTAAATACAGAAGTCTCGTCAATGCCCAGTGCTGCCAAAGCCTCGTCTGTAGTCAGAAGCGTTTCAACCAATGCTCTGCTCATAATTTCCCTAATATATCTTTCAAGTCCCGCATCAAGTGCTCACCGATAATTCGCATCGACGGAATCAAAATTTGCCATTCACCGGAATGCGCTATCTCAAGCCAGATTCCGTAGTAAACGGAGTAGCTGAGCAGAATTTCATTGCCTGCCGGGAGGGCCATTAGCCCGCCACGGGCGGCTCCGGTTCTGTCGGTCCAGGGTGCATTCGTACGCATATACGCCTGACCCCAAGCCGCATTTCTATCTATTGTCATAGAAACGGCGCGGTCAATTCTTGAATCAATATTTCGGAGTCGCTTTTCCAGCGGTCCACCGTCGAAGTCGAGCCGCACCCTTGCCATTAGGGCTGCCTTTGCGGAGTGTTTCCGTAAGTAATTAATCCGAATTTACGCTCGTAGTTATTGAACGGGTATTCGGAGTGAACGATGTATTTTTGCTGCCCAACCGTCCAAGTGTCGCCAATTTCGCATTCGCAGTCATAAGTGCCGACGAGGACCACATCAAATTTGTGATAAGTACCGTCATCACCACTTGTATTGTAACCATCCTGACCCGTATAGATTACCTTGTAGTCAGTTTCGGCCCTTGGGGTGCCTGCTGACTTGGTAACTCCCTTCCCGGCAGTCTTTACGGAAATGGTTGGGATTAGGGTGATGGCAGTCGGATCGTCCCGAATGAAGGCTTCGGTTAGCCTACGCTGAATGGAAATAGTGTCTGGCACGCTACACCCGCTTTAGCGTATGAAATGCAGCCCTTGAGCGAGTTTCGGGTACGGGATTATCCTCAAGTTTTGACTTGTCCAGCCAAATTTGGTGCATTGCCTGAGCCTGATTAAATAATTGACTTAGCGAGCGCGACGAGCCAGCTTCGGAAATATCAACGAGATTAGCATATTTGCCAACTCTAGCCGCCCAAAATGCGAGCGTAGTTTTTGTGATCGAAAGGCCAGCGTCCAACAAAGTACCGATATAGGCGTCATCCCACCCATCAGCATCCGCGTCATCGGGAATGTTGATTTTGACGGCGGCGAGATTTTCTTCTGTCGCCATCTATTACGCCCCGTTTTCAGCATCTCGCTTATCTTGCAAAGCATTTGCCAAACGATCAATTAGCTCGTCTTTGTTGCCATCGGTCTTTTCACCGATTTTCTTGAGTTCTGCCTTCAACTCAGCAACGGTGTAGTCAAGAACCTTTGCGAGGATATCGTCATCAATATCATCGCCCTCGTCTTCCGGCGCAGTGTTGTCGTAGCCAAATTCCGGCAGGATCGGCAAGCCACGATCATCTGTAGGAATTCGTTCGATCTGACGGCCACCCGCATCTTCGGTTTTCTCAGCCTGAGCGAGATAGTCGTAACCGACCTTATTTGGCATATAGCCAGCTTCTTCATGCGGCGCAGGAGATTCGCCGGGAGGGAAACGGCGCTCATTCTCGACAACTTCGTCGCCCCGAGAGCGTTTCCGCAGAAATGCCTTGTCTTCGTCAGACATTGGCTGATCTGGACTGATGTACCGTCCCATAGCTTTCTCCTAGCTTTGCCGAAAGTAGTTAGATAGCCGGTGAGCGAGTTCGCTACAGTTACCGTGCTGGCGGGGGAGTCGCGAATCTTCCGCTCACCGGCTATCTAAGATTTAACTAGGGAGACAGGAAACCCGATCCCTTTTTGTATGCCGTAGGAATGTCGTAATCTCCCGAGGCTTTGATCTG